TTCTTGAGTAGTATCTCCAGCATCAAGTGTTACAGCTACAGGTCGGTCAGCGGTATTAGCCGAAATATTGTCTCGCTCAGATTGAGTAAGTATCTTATTGGTAGCACCCTCAACCATGTTATCCATGTCGAAAGCGTCGCCATTCACGTTGTTAGGGTCGTAGGTAGCCTTGAGCATATACTCAGTAGCTTCAATACCGATTTTCTGCCAAAGGTTTAATGCTCCGCTGTAAATGACAGATTGACCAACTTCAAAGGATATTGAGCCATTCCCAAAATCAGTAGAGCCAGCGACAGAAACCCGATAGAAATTTCCATTGTCACCTGTGCCATCTGCAAGCGCTGGAGTGTTGGTCGAAGCATCCCACAAACCCAAGTAAGAAGCGTCGCCAATAACAGCAGCCGGGAGCTGAGCCAAAGGAACCGTACCAGCTCCATCTAAGCCAGCATAGCCGTTTATTTGACCCTTATTAGCCTGCTCCTCTAATCCGGTTACATCGCCTGTCTGACCATTAACTGACGTTACAACGCCAGCAGGAGGGCTTGGAATAACTGTACCAGAGGTATCTATAAAAGCTTCAAAATAACCATCCGAACAGTCACAAAGAATCCGTCCATTAAACCAAGACTCTGGGTCACTATCAGCAAATCTTGCTTCCGCAAAGTACTCGGCACCCTGAACCGTAGCCACATCATCTTCGGTTCGGTAAACATAAATATCAAAAATATCCCTTGTCTGAACAAACGCTCTATCGAGCATAAACTGAGTAAAAGCCATTAGTTGCCGCTCTCTCTTGGGATTAGTTCAAATAAAATTTGTCTTGTTTCGACACGACCAGTATCAGTTGTGACGATAATTGTTACCAAGCTTCCGTCTCTAAAGTTATTTTGATTAGAAGCCTCAATACGATAATTGACATCATCATCAGTATTGGAGTCAGATATTAAAACCAATCCGGGGTCAGTCGTAATCGTGTAAGAATCAATAACCTCACCCTTATCTAGGTAAGCATCAAAGTGTTCGGTGAAATCGTCAATATCACCAATAAACATTGTCACAGATGCAGGATTATTTATACCCGTATTGTACTGACGGTAAAAACGCGCCCATCTGTTATAGCGCAACGTATTACCAGAGCCGCGAGCTTGTCTGCGAGGGTAGGTAACACGATTTAATTTCTGTAATGCCACACGGCCACTCATGTTCGATAGAGAGGCAGAAGCTTGTCTTTGTAGAGTAGCAGGTACTTCTTTATTAAAGTCCGCTATAAGACGAATAGCGAGGTTTGAGGCCATGCAATACTTATAGCCGCGAAGTACATTTGTTTCCGAGTTAGGGTCTGGCTGGTCTTCGAAATTATAATTAACCGTAATATTCCTAGTGTGCCATTCCGCCATCATGTCCTCGTAGCGCATGAGAGCAAGCTCTAAATCATCAGGCGTAGGGTTTACAGTAAGGCCAGAAATCCTTAACTGGGAGTAAGCGTCGTTGATAACGTCAACTTTGAAATAATCGCCGCCCGTATCATTGACAGCTCTTGGACTAAGAGTAGCCATTAAAAGACCTCAGAAGGAAAAGGGGGAACCGAAGCTCCCCCGTTTAGACCTATGGAGTAGCTATTGCAACACCGTTTGCGCTTGGGTCACGGTTAGTTAAACCATACCAAGTGAATAGACGACATTTGAACGTCATGTTGTCAATGTTGCCGTCGTAAGCCATGTACATCTTTTGACCATTCTTCATGGTCTCAGAGATGACTTTTTGACCGCCAAACTCATTCAACAAAGTAATTGGGGCATCGCCACCCGTTACCTCGATTGAGTCTTTACACCAGAACAAGTTAGTCTTGCCGCCTGCCACGTTAAGTGGAGTTACGTTAGCACCAGAAAGAATCTGAGTGTTAATGTTAGCGTAAGCTTGTTGCAAAGTGGTTAGAGCTGGGTCATCAGCCGCGATAGGTTTAGGGAACACAGTGATAGTGTTGCCCGGAATATCAACGTCAACAACTTTGAAAGTCATTTGCTGACCAGTCTCGTTCTTATCTGCTAAGCCTACAGACTCAACAGGAACGCCACCGTTATCAAAACCAACAACGTCACCAGCTACATAAGTAGAGGCATCCGCTACAGGGATTGGGCTAGATACACGATAGTCAACGTTAGTTACAACACCAGTTGCAGTGTTTACAGAACCACCTTCAGGCACGTCTGAAACATCAGCAGTAGTAGTTGTCGCAGCAGCGCCAGTAGCCGCTTGAGTTGGCAAGAAAGAGCCAGTGTAAACGTCGAACTCAGCAACATTGCGACCGATTTGACCTGTTTTCCAAGTCTCTTCAGGGCGACCTTGTACTGTTTGACGACCCGCTAAGTCAGAACCAAACTTCAAAGTAGAACGGTCATTCAACAAGAAATAACGTTGGTCGTCAGTTAGTTTTTGACGCTCGTTAAGGATTGCTTGACCCTCTGCAATGAAGTCATAACCAGAAGCGGTATTAGACTCGTAGTACAAAGAACCAGTGTTAGCAATCAATTGAGCCAATCGACGGTTAAGCTCAGTAGCTTGGCGCATACCAGACTGCTCACCTCGACGCTCCCAGAAACGCATATCACGTAAATCGTCAGCGCGTTGCTCGAAGAAATCGTTAGCAGGCTCACCTAGCAATGCAGGGTAAGTCTCTTCGATGATGTCAGTCTCTTGACCAGTTAAGTCCCAGCCGTTGATAACTGGAGCGTGTTGTTGAACAGGACGCCATACGACGTTGTCCGCGTTTTGCATGTCTTGACCATTTGGTTCGAAGTGGTCAACCATGTCAAGCATCTGCATTTGATGCTCATAAGTTTCTAGAGCGCTCTCAAAGAGAACCTCTGCAATCTTACCTGTTTGTGCCATGATATTTTACCTTACAGTTGTTAAAAAAGTTTACCAATCTGAAGTATCAATACCTGCCGCTTTAGCCTTACGTTTCATTGAGATGCGAGATTGAACATCAGTCGCTTTCTCATAATCTTTTCTAGCCTTCACAGCCGAGTCACTTCCACCACTGCCGCTTAATTCAGCACCGGGAGCAGGAGCGTTTGATACTTTCTTCTTAGGAGCTGTGATTGAAGTCTTGATTTCGCCTAATGCAATTGATGCGCTAATTCCTGAAGGGTCAGAGGCCATCTTATTAACAATCTCCATCCGCTTAGTTGGGTTTACTCCAAGGTAGTACATGACTTTCTCGGAACCTTCGCCCAATCTAGAAATAAGCTCATCGGTTACTGCATCACCGTTACCCGGTAATACTGACTCAAATGCCTGTCTAACCGCTAAATCAGCGTTTTTGTAAACATCTGCGTCAACACCAACTTCTTTGACTAAATTCGCAGCTCTTTGGTAATGCGCCTCTACATCTGACTCTAATTGTTGTTTTGCCTGAGAAACTTGAGCCTGTTGCGATACTTGAGCAGAGTTTTGTTGGACTGTTTGAGCAACCGTTTGGTTTACCCATTGAGCCATCGCCACTTTGTAAGCATCGTTGTCGTAGTCAAAATCTTCAGGCATCGGCATTCCTGTGTTATCAGGAGCTTGTGCTTGAGGCTGTGCTTGACCACCACCAGATAAAGATTGAATCTGACTTTGAAGACTCTCTACAGTTGCCCGCAAATCATCGTTCTCGTCTTTCTCTTTCTGAATCTTGGCTTTTAGCTTTCGTCTCAGGTTTGCAACGTCTGAATCTGTAAACTTTGCATCACCTTCGGGTGTCTGTTCTTCCGTTTGCATCCAGAGTTCACCAACTTCCTCTTTAGCTTCTTCGGTCTCAGAGTCATTCTCTGGTGTTTCCGTTTCTGCTTCAGGTTCTGGTGTGTCTAGGGTCGTCGCGGTCTCTTCTTTCGCTTCTGCAACAGCTTCTTCGGCTGCTTTTGCTTCAGCGGCTTCTTTTTCTTCCGCTAACCTATTCTCTTCTTTCAGCTCTGCCAGACTTTTTGCCATCTTTTTTAACCTCGTTGATGTAACGATAAAACCTTGTGCGCCTCACAAGTAAGGATTGCGTTTAACCTGTCGCCTCAGTGCTAGCAAGTATAAAGGCTTGTGGTTATTGCATGAACGGTATAGAGGGGCTATACTCCTAGGAGCTAGAGGAATTGGAGGGTAAGACAATGAGAGAGATTAAGTTTAGGGCTTGGCGCAAAGGGAAAATGTACCCTGTTCACGAGCTAGAAGAAATGCTATCAATTGCAAGCGAGAAGGGGTTTGTCCAACACGCTAAAAACCCTGCTATCTGGATGCAATACACGGGCTTAAAGGATAAAAACGGAAAGGATGTGTTTGAAGGGGATGTTGTAACTTTTTCAGAAGCCGCA